TCTTTGCCAATAGCACCCCAATCTAAATTAACTCTCTCTCGTCTAACGTATCCGTAACTCATAAATTATTAATTTCCTGTTAGACCTGGCATTTGATAACCTGTGAATTGGTTGAAAGGATTGGTCTGATCTACAAATACTGGCCCTACTGGATCAGGCGCTGCCATAGGGTTAAATATAGATGTTCCTAAAGCCACACTATTATTACCTATTGAATTCAGAAAACCTACTTCTCGCCTAGGTTGTCCAAATATATTAAACTGACTAAACGAATCTGAGGTTACAGAACTAGTAGGATCTATTTGTGAGGTAGCCCCTCTTGGTCTATCCAAAGGATTTTGGTTTGATATAAGCTGTTTACCAAAACTTGATAATGTGTTTGCAGCGTTTTTATTTAGTTGGGCCGCTTGCTCATCTAAATCAGCTGCTCTCATTTGCTCACCTTGAGCTTGACCTAACTTTAAACCAGCTAGATTTCTTTGAACTCCTGCTGCTCCTAGTCTTTCACGAAAGTCTGCTTTAAACAAAGCGTCATCTGAAGCTTTTCTGATTGTATCACTTAAAACGACACCTGTTGCGCCTGCTCTACTTCCTGCTGCTGCCGCACCTCTAGAGCTTCCTTCCTGTGCCCCTTGTAATGTTTGCGCTATATTTTGTATAACTAAATTTCTTTGTTGTTCAAAGCCTTCCTTAGGTATACTCATGCCTGCAAATTTATTTTCCGAAGCTATTTGTTGAGCATCCGCAAAAGCTTTTTCAGCCTTATCTGTAGCCTCTCGTGCCTCTCTTTTTCTTTTTCCTGCAGATATAAAACCTGCTGTTGAAGTACCTACCGCCACAGCTGCACTCCCTATCGCCGCTACTGTTGCCGCCTTAGCTGCCGCTGCTGTTCCTACTACTGCACCTGTTGTTAAAAATCCCATATTATAATGCTTTAATCATTTCAGTGTTGTATTTATCCCCTTCTGTATACCCACACTCTTTATATATTTTTTTTAAAGGTTCGTTGTTTATAAGGGCGTAACAAAATTTAGCTTTACTGTTATGTGCAAGATGTGTTAATGTTTCAATAAGCATAAACAAAGCTTCTTTTCTGTTCTTCCTATTTGTATATTTTTTATTAGATATAATCCAATCTACCCAAGCCACCTTTGAATTACTAAGATATAAAAAGCCCGCGCATATTGGCACTTTATCATCTGAAATTAATATACCACCTGTTCCTTCTTCTGGTAAAAAATCTTTAATTGGAGGTGTCCATCCCCAATCTTTCCACCATTTCACTAAATATATATTATAGTCAGAAGGCTCTAGCTTTCTTATATTAAATTCCATTCAACACAAAGATACTAAAAATTAAGGATAGCTTTTAAACACATCAGCTGTTAAAGCAAAAAGCTCTGTGTTCGCACCAGATCCGTTTTCTATGGTGGTGATCATGTAATGACCTAAAAGACCGTGTGATTCAGCAAGGGTGTTTTTTGCCGCCAACATTAAAGGTGTATTTGATGTAGGATTTGTAGCACCAGGTATAGTGCTGTCTACAGTTATTGAGCTTGTTCCTATAGCTGTTATTATTCCTGCTAACTTTGGTTGATTGTCAAAAACATTTATATAATATAGAAAGTCTCCTATTGATATTATAGAATCAATAGGCACAGAAAAATTAAAAATACGAGGATTAGTTACATTAAAACCTGTGGTGTTACCTATACCATTGATAGATCTAAATCTAAATGTATTAAGGGTAGCAGGTGAACTAGCAACATTTTTTATGGCTGCATAATAATTACCTTCTTTAAGTTCAAACCAAGCGTTTTGTATCGCAGCGTTTTGACCTATATCCGTGTTCATAGTAGATGTCCAAGCGCTGTCAGACTCTAAAGATAATGTTTTAAAAACCTTGTTTCTTAGTGGCTCCATGTTAAACACCGTAGTAATTTTTGCAGGATATTGAACTCCATAAAAGTTATTTCTTTTTTCATTTGAATTATGACGATACAAGTTGGCCCCCGCAAATGTGTAAAAATAATTATTCATACCAATCATAAAATCGGGATTATAAGAATAAAAAGATGGCCAACCTTTTACACCCTCACTATAGGACAATGTATATGGGATACCTGTTGGAACTTGAGGTGTAGGTGTCGGGGCTTCTACTACAGGTGTTGCTGTTTGTGTGGGTGGAGGCGGAGGAGTGGGTGTTACTGTAACCGTTGGAGGAGGAGTTGGCGTTTGTGTAACGGGTATTGGAGTAACAGGGCCAGCTACAATATTTCCGAATATACTTAGTTGCGCACTACCTTGAACAAGATAATATCCACCATCACCAGAGAAATCCCCAGGGTTTCTGTCAACATTATCATCGATTTGAGGTATAAAGGTAACTATCTCATAATCACCCGCAGGTAATGTTTTGCTGTTGTTAAATGTAGGGTTGCGTAACTCAGTAAAAACTTTCTGATTATTTTGACTAGCAGGATTTATTAAACTATCAGGATAAAATGAAAATAATTCTTTGCCTGTAGAATCTAGTATCACACCTAAGCCTGTTAACTTACCAGGGGTATGGCGGCTTAAAAATTCTGACTCCATAACAGGAGCAGCGCCAGCAGAAAATTGTATATCTTCAGGTATATTACGAGTTATTCTAGAACCTATATAATAAATTAAACCATTTGTGCCTTGATACTCCCCTATGCTAGGGTCACCTGTGTGTACTCTTATTCCTCGATATTTTCTAAGTGTGCTCATCTCGTTCTAAGTACAAAAATACAACTTTATATTCAATGCTTATTGAATGAGCGGTGGATGGAATCAGCCCAACCATTTTCTTTTGTGTATCCCCACATTAACCACTTGGAGGGAGACTGTCCTATGTATTTAATATCCAAACTAACATCATCCCAATCTTTTATTTGATCTTCTTGGTAATCATATCTATAGAGTTCTTTTCCGTAAGCGTCCTGAAATATCAAAGCTATAAACTGATATTCTTTGTGTTTAAATTCTGATCTTTTAAATTTTACATTTAAAACAGTAGATATGTGAAAAGGCTCAAACCTTATCATCGGCAATTCATTGTCTACTGTAGATTGTTGAACTGATCTATTTATAAAACGAACTCCTATATAATTTTCATAATCTTGAAGGGTGCGTTTATTTCCTAAACCATATCCCTTTAATTGGTTTTCCACACATGGAGTGCATTTAGTGTTATCTATTCCTAACAAAGCCTTCACTCTTTTTATTGAATTTTGATTTAAGGTTGTCCAATCAGGATGATCATCCCAATGTTTTTCTCTGTAATTTCTTGTGTACTCATGCCAAGCTAAAACTCTGTGTGGGTGGAACAAAGAGTAGCCGTGAGTATAAGCTCGAGCTGCTATAGTTATTTCTTCTCCATGAAAATATAAATAAGGATCGTGCGGAACTTCTTTGCAAAATTCACCTACAGTAAAAGCAAAGTGGGCTGAATAAAAACGAGCCCTAATTGGTTCCTCTTCACGATTTAGATGATATGGAAGAAAAAACATAACGCCTTCATCGGTAAACTTATCAAACCTCATACCCCAAGGAATTTGTTCTCTTTCCTCTGGATCATTGTTTGGGTTGTAAGAAGGTATGTAACTAGTTAAAATAGGTTTTGGATCAGCAGGTGTTTGGACTTGATAAAACATATTTATACATTTTATATCCCAATCTTTTACAAACCTATGATGAGAGTCTAGTTGTAAAGTAAAGTCTTCTCCATTATAATGTTGTTGTATTTGATTTCTTGCCCAACAAGTGCCTTGTGATTCATAGTGAGGTATATCAATAATAATAAACCTGTCATCATTTTTAAATTCATTTAAATTATCCCAACCATCTTTTTTTATATCATGCTGATGAGCTATACATATTTTTAGATTTTCAGGATGTTTAGCGTTAGATATTAAATCTTTTATCGTGGGTACTAACTGTGGGTCTCGATAGCTTGCTATCTGTATAAATATTGATTTCATTTAATTTAATTTAATTTTATTTAATATAATTACTGACAATCACCGCATCCACCATCTCCTATTATGTTGCTTTGTGTTAATCCGTATGCGCCGTATTCTCTACTTTCTGCTTCACTTACCCTTTTAAATATTTCAAAACATACACTTCCTGCAACTTCAAAAAGCGTGCCTATATCAGCTTTGGGCCAAGAAGAAACACCCTTATATAGCCTATATATTAAAATTCCTGTACCATAAGCATCCGTACAGCTTCTTACAAGATAATAATCTTCAGGGCATCCTCGTGCTGCATCAAAAGCAAACCCTCCTTGAAACCTAACACCTCTTATATTTACAGGTAGTAAACCAGTTACAAGTGGGTCGCTACTAGGAGCATCTTTTCTTTGCTCTAATACATAAGTGTTTCCTGAAGCGTCTGCATATCGTGTGCCAACGTCTGCTAAAGTTAAGCTATCGGTTAACTGCTGAGTTAGCTCCATACAAACTACAGGGTCGTCACTTGGTGTAGGGTCACACATTCTAAAAACACCAAATTCTTTTGGAATAAGAGCAGGGCAATCAAACTCTCCTGCCACTTTAATAGGAGTCAAACTACCATAATAACCAGATCCTGTTCCCGATAGCCTGCTTTTTTCTGTTTGTGTTAAAGTTGTTTTTGTAGGATTGTTTCTACTGTCGTTTTTGTCGTAGAATAAAAATGAAACAGTGCCGTATTGACCAGTTACAGAATATCTTTGATTTCCAGCTGCTGCATTGAGCGTTGTTAATTCAGCATCACTTACCTCTAAAAACACACCATCTTGCCCTGAATAATTTTGTTCAAACAAAGTACCACCTTGACACGCACCAAGAAAGATATATTGGGTGGCTGGTGTGGTAGCAGGTATATCTTCTATAACGCCTGTTAATATGTTGTCTACATTTATATTTGATGCGGGTATTGTAATACCTTGTCCATTTATAGATCCATTAAAAAGATCGCCTGCTCTAAATCTTTTTCCAAGAGCTGGCGTTGCTGTAATATTAAAACTAACAACGGCCCCTTCTACACCGCATTTTATAGTTGGGTTAGCTGTATCTCCAGATAATGTGAAATGCACACCCTCTACCGCGGCAGCTCCTGTATCTAATGTAATTTGATTTACAGGAAATTGACTTACACAATATTCTGTCGGTGTTGGTGGTGGAGACCCACAATTTGGACAATTAACAGCAGGTTCTAAAATTCCATTCTGCTGTCTTCTCACTATTGTTTCGTCAGAGTAATAACCGTCTGGAGCTTTTGTCTGTAAACCCCTGTCTGTAAAAACAGCAGTAGCTGTAGAGAAACTTGCGGTGTCGATATAAAAAGTTGCTTGTGCCATTTATATTATTTTATGCGCTTGGACATGATATATCATATACCTCCCACCCTGTGTCGGCTGGACTGTATACCTTTAACGTACAAGTAGTTGTCGCTGTTAGTTTGTTAAATTTTAAAATCCCATACCCAGGGCTTTCATTAGGGTATTGTGTGTTTGCCACAACTCCGCCATTTGCCAAAGTAGGAAGTGCCTGTGTGCCTGGATTAGATGCAGAACCGTAAGGGTTTCCTGAAATAGGATCTACAAATGGCCCTCCTGAATTATTATTCATTAGTGCATTGTGAAGTTGAGGTATAAAGTTTGGATTGTTACCTGTTCCTACACCTGTGCCTGTTGCCCCTCTATATTGAGAGTCTACCACAACAGCTCCATCAAACTCTATTATGAATCTATCAAGAACTGTTTTTGCATCAAATGTTATTGTTACTTCTCCAATAGCAGCTCCTAATGTTATAGTATATTGAGCAGGGTAAGTTGAATTTATACTGCTTACAGCTATGTTTTCTCCGCAAGGAACAGTTGGTGATAAACCACCGCACCCACAACAAGCAGTGTTTGCTGTTGTATCAGAACATAATCTTACTGATGTGGACTCTCTATAATCATAAATTAAATACAGATTATTGTCCGTTGCCGTGCCAGAAGGCATGGTAAAATTAGCGTAATATTGTGTGTTTGCTTTTACAATAGGTGTTGCTTCTGCTGATGCTGCTAGTAAAGCGTTAATGTCTGTAGAGTTATTGGTATAAACTGTAGAGGATCGTAGGTATCTAAATTTATGTACAGATCTATTAAAATCAAAATCGTCAGGTGCTATTTTATTTGATATTATACTCACTAAAGCTCCATCTCCTGGAATAGCGCCAGTACCCATAATACCAGAGACTACACTATATTGAGAGACTATAGGATTGGTTGGGCTATTGGCAGCAAATGTCATTTGTCTAGAATGAATAGGTGAAGAAAAAACATTGTCCGTCCATCTATATTCATTATGTATCGTTTTGTTTGCTTGATTGTTAGTACTCAACCCTATTTGATAAACATTTAAATCTGTTTGTGAGGGACAGCTTACAGTCATTTCTATTTGAGCTGCTTCAGTATTACTTGTTGTGATTTCAACAAATATATCTTGTTCTTCAATTAAACTTTTGGGGATAGTCAGAGTGCCACTTATATAAACATCTCCAGATGTGTATTTAACACCATTATAATAAGCGTTAATTAGATACGCTGTACCTGTTAATGTTGCTTCTGACACTATATCTACACTGTTGTTTTGATCTACTATTTGTACATCACCTGCTCCAGTTGGTGTATCTTCTTCACTATGTACAGGAGTTAAATTAGATTCAGGTATAACGTAAGATATTGTTACTGTTCCTATGTCTTGGCCCACATTTACACAAAAATTCGCAGAGGATGACTCAGAACCTCCTATTTGAAATATTTGTGAAGTATTACATGGTTGGCAATCAGTTAAATCAATACTAGACTCTGTATTGCTAGCTAATACAAATTCATTCATGTAAGGATCATAAGCTCCTAATTTCTGTGCACCAATAGATTGAGCAAAAAAATCTCTAAACCAAGACCTCATTCCACTTTGAGATATAACTTCTAAATTATCCCCCCTTAACTTGATGACTGCAGATCTTTTTGAGTCTGTAAAAAACACATCGTAACCCCACACAGCAAAGCTTTCTGGGTTTTTACTAATACCATATTCTTCTAACCTTGGTATCTGTGTTCCCAATACTTCTGGAACCGAGGTTAGAGCGCCTCCGCCACTTGCATCTGTAAGCAAATCTTTACCCACTAGAACCCTAGATATTCTATCTTCTTGTAGAACTAATATGTCATTTAATCTTGAGTGTAGTTTTCTAACAGGGCCAAAAGAATCTTCTAGAGGTTTGAAGTTTAACAAACCTAAATTAAATTCATTAAGTTTATTGATATTTGTTTCATCATTAAAAACTCCGCTGTAAGTTAAATCAGCAAACCTGTGCGCTTGTTTATATAATTGACCTGATGTTGTAAAAGTTCTGTTTCCAAAGTTAATCTCTTTACCTTTGATAGAATCTCTGATTTTGTAACTTTCTACTCCGTTTCCAAAAACAAGGCAGTTTGCAAAACCTGTGTCTATTATAGCGTCTTGTGCTGTTACAACTCCTTGGTTTTGAAAGTCTATTAGTTGGTTTTGACTAGAACCCGTGTGTTGTCCTTTTGCGTCTATAGCAAAAGATTTGTCGTTTTCAAACCATACATCTGGTAAAGCTTCTCCTGGAAGTGTCTCAAACACCACACCTGAATCTGCTCTAATTACTTCTATTGTAACACTAACAAAAGAAGTTTTTCTGCTTCCTCTATTTCCACTACCACCACAACCATGTGTACCTGTCATTAAAAATGTTCTTTGCCCATTGGTAGTATTATTATGAAATCTAAAAAAGTTTGTTTGAACTGCACATCCTGCATCATCCAAAATAGGTCTCCCTGCTGCAGACGCTGGCGTAGAGTTGTAACTAAACAAAACTTCCTCTGGGTCACCAGCCCCAGGTGTTTTTATGGCTATAGCGGGTAAAACATTTTGCAGGTTTTCCCCTTCAAAAAACATTTGAAACGCCCCTTTATTTAATGGATTTGCAGCCACTGTTCCTTGCTGTGTGTAGCTTTTAGATGCAACCACCGTTGTTTCTATAAAACTAGTTCTTTTTTCACAACGTTTACCTGATCCTCTTCTTACATGATCTATGAGAAATTTAACCCTAGAGCCTGCAGGAATATCATAATCTATAAACTGATTTGCGTTAGCAGGGTCTTCTATATTTACAGGGTATATAGCAATAGGGCAACCATTTTTGCTTCCTCTTGTTCCTGTAAAGGTTCCTTGAGCTATTACATTATTAAAATTATCACCATCATCTAAAGCAAAGTTAGGTTTCATTTTCATATATACCCCAGCGGGTACTTCTATATCAGTTCCTGTATTTAAAGGATCATCTATACTAATAAAATTTTTTGGTTGAGTTGATTTATCTAATACTGTAGCAAACACGCAACTCGCTTTTGGGCCTCCCGCATCTTCTTTTACAATCAGTCTATCACCTGTTTCTACTTTGTTTGCATTTTCCCCTTCTAATAAAAAGTACACATCTCCAGCTCCATCAGGTTTAAAAAATATACTAGTGTATATCGTTTCGTATGTAGCTTTATCTGGTTTTATACAGAACTTATATCTCGTAGCCCAGAGAGGAGCTATTTGTGCAGGAGGGCCTCCAGGTTGCCCCCCAGGTATATTTACCTGTATTTTGTTTATAAGGTCAGAGTTTCCACACGGTACATGAATGGTATTAGTAGGGCTAACCAAAGCAGTGGATGATCTGTTAAATTCATCCATGTATATTATTCCTATTTCATAACCTCGATTACTATGTAAACTAAAATTACTTGTTGAGCTTGAGAATGAAACTTCAGAGCTTATAAATTGATAATATTCAACTATGACATTAAAGGTGTCCACATATTTCATTGCTATCGGTTGGATACCAATCGTGTTCTGAGAGCTTGTATCTGCGAATATTCGTATAGGTTCATTAAAAGCTGAAACTCCACTTTGATTTTTAGTATACGGTGATAATGTAGTAGCAAGAGCACAGTTTATAACATCAGTTAAAGTAACGCCATCGCACGCAGTAGATACGGGTTGTATATTAGATGCTGTGCCCATTTTGGCTTGAAAATCCGCGTCTTGAGACAAAGCATAAGCTGAGTCATAGTCTTGTAGCAGAGAATAGCTAAAATCTATAGAGACATTACTGTTTATGTCAGAAGGAAAGGGAGAACTGCCGCTAAATGCAGAATGAGTTAAATTAAAACCAAAATTTATAGATGACCCTTTTACTAGATCTATACCCTCAAAATCCATAGTCATAACACCTGACGGCACTGGTATATTTCCAGACAAAGTAAACGTAGCTTCACTAAATACTGTCTTGTCGTCTAAACTATTATCCTCAACTAGTTCTGTAAGTAGAGTTGTATTATATGTAAAATTTGTTGCTCTTCCAAATGAATCTTTTAAATCATACCCTTCAAAGTAGTTTCCATAGACTAGCCTGTTACCCATTATTGTTTGAGCTTGTGCGAGTAAGGGTACGTTGTCGTAAGTTCTTAATATTTCAAATTCAGGAAGAACTGTAAATATTTTTTGATTATCAAAAGTAAAAACGAAATCTGTGTTATCACCTATACCTTCTGTGTCTTTATTAAACTTTTCAATAACTTTAATAGTATTGTCAGTCATTTCTTTAAACAATAATTCAAACCCAACCACCAAACTATCTCCCGTGTTTATAGTAATATCAACCGCATTAGTTGTGTTTACCATACCTTCATTTAAAAAACTATCAAAATCAAAAGAAAAACTTGAAGTTGTAAAAGCAGGAGGGCTAAACTGTGATACAGCAGAAAACTCACCGTTTTGATATTGGTATCTGTAAGCAAAACAAACAAACTTGTCTTCTAAAAAAGTGTTTTCAGAATTACTTAATTGTTTGTTGAAAATAGTAGGTGCTGCTAAAGGTGGTTTTTTTATCACCAATAAACTTTCTGCGCTAAATTGATCTATATAAGGCATATTATAAAGTTAAAGTATAAGTTACACCATCTACTAATGTCAATCCTTGTAAAACCACAGTACCTGTTGATTCTGGATTTTGAGAAAAACCACTGTCGTCTATTTGATTTATTGGTTCATTTCTAAAATTACAACTGTAAGTCCCACTACTTCCATCAGAACCTGTAATCTTGCCCGCTATGTTACCGCTTCCAGAAACACTACTTCCGTCACCAACAAAGAAACTCATTGTTGTTACATTGTTTGTTGAGCCACTAATGTCTGTGATAAATTCTGTTAGTCTCATATTAGAAGCTTTGTTTGCTCCTTGTATTCCAAAACCAGGTGTTATTTTACTGCTTGCTTGAGTTGGTTGTGTTAAAGTGTAACACCCTGTTCCTGGTAAGTTAACTGTCGTTGTAGTGGGTGCGGCTCCAGCACCTACTCCTCCTGTAGCTACAGGACATCCAGGTAGTGTCCCTCTATGAAAACCGATTTGAGCAATACCCGCTCCCGTTGTTAGGCCTGCTGTAAAAGCAAAAGCAACTACATTGGTTGTTACTAAAGCAGCCTCTACAGGTTCTTTATATGCGTTTCTAATATTTATAAAGCGGGGTGGATTAAAATTGTCTGTAAAGAAAAGCAAATCTCCTTCTTTATTTATACCTGTAATTAAATTTTTAGGATTAAAATTTAAAGTTGTATTTACTCCAGAGCCGTCATCTACACTAACAACATGATAACGAACTCCACTTGTTAAATTGTTAAAAGAAACAATCATATCACATTTACCTGTATCTCCTAAAGGGAAAGCCCCATCATGTATAAACCAATACAATGTTTCGTTTGCACCATCCTCGAACGCTCCTATACACCGCGCATTATTACTTAAAGTAACGTTGTTGCCGCTTATAGGATCAATAAAATATAATCTAGTTATTTGGCTATTACCCTTGGCTTTTTCTACAGCACCTATTTCAGATTCCTCTGTAGAACCTAACCTAACATTAAGTGCATCTATATATTCACCATTAGGTATCAGCCTTTCATCAAGGCTTTTGTTCATTCGTCCTCTTACAAAATTTCTTTGTATTCTAGCCATTTTACTTTATCCACTTATTTTCACCTCTAAGATTCATCAATAATCTGCTAGGATGGATGTTGCTTAACCTAATTTTAGCATTTCTCAAAAGTGAGCTTTTGTCTTTTCTTGCTCTATTAACTATATATTCTTGTACTCCAAACTTGTTATTCAACAAAGCGTATTTGATTGCAGCATAAACATATTCTTCAAATAGTTTGTTGACACTTACGGCATCATCATTACCATTTTCCATTCCATCAGATATGTATTGTAATATACAGCTCTGATTTGCCATTGTTGAATCAAAGTTTATAACCCCTGCTTTTCTATCTATAGTAAAGGTAGGATTAAAATTAGCGGTTTCTGTGTTTAAACCATAACGCGCCCCTATTCTAGAGTTATATATATCGTCTCCATCAAAATCAAAAGAACCAGAGTTATTGTCTGCTTCACCTTCATTTCTTAAATAAACACTTTTTAAGCTACCATTTTTTCTTGCTGTATCTAAAGCAGACTCTTCAGTTGTTGCATTGTCATCAGCATCATAAGTAAAAGATGCGCTAGCTGTTTGTAAAAAAGATGTTGCGGATTGAACCTGTACATTCTCAATCAAATCTCTAATTACATTATTTTTAAACAAGGATAATTTTACCCAGTTTACAAAATCAGGTGGCAACACAAACTTTAAGTCATCATATATAGTTAACTGTAAAGATTTAATAATTTTAAAGGCATCATAGTTGAGTTCTTGTATTGCTCTTTTTGCGTGAAATAATATCTTATATCTGTTTACATTATTAACAAGATGATGGTTGCCCTGGTACATCAGTAAGAAATTGCTAATTATATCTTTGAGGGAAACATATTGATAAGACCCCCAGTTAGCATTTGTTGGGGTAACCGCGTCATTAGTGTAATATTTTTTTTGATCTATGTAAGCCATAATTATTCTTGTTTATTTTCTTTTTCCTCCTCAACAGATGCAAATTTGTAAATATCTCCTTCTCTAACAGAGATACCTGCGTACTGTAATATTTTGTCAACCAAATTATTTGAATCGTCTGCTGGCAATTCAAAGTCTTGGTAATCTGCTTGACTTTGGTCAAACACGGGTGCTCCACCTGCGATGGTGCTAAATGTCCATTTTGGATCTAGGGGATACCTAATATACTGTGCCTCTATATCATTAGCGCCATTAAAAGTATCTGGAAACACAGTTACTTTACTTGCTTGCTGAGTGTATGCAGGAAAGTTTGTAGAGGGTGCAGTTAAAAGAGAACCGTTTAGTAATGTTATTTTTGATTGAGATACTCTTTCAGCTTCACCTTTAAACGTTCCTCCACTTGAACATAATATTTTATTAATTAAGTAATAATCAGTAGGCATTGTGTATACGTTAGTGGCATCTTGCGTCAGTTGCGCCGTTACAGAAAAAGTATCAATAACTTCTTCATAGCCTTTTTTTATATCTGCATAACCTGTTCCAGAAACTCTAGCATTTTCCTCGTTTACTTGTCTATTATAGTTATAAAAATACTCATCAAATATATCCAACTGCGCCTGTTTAGCAAACAAGTTAAAATCTGCAGGAGATATATACCCGTAGTTGTTTTTATTTATAATCGCTAATACTGTGTTTCGTACAGAATTTATCATCGTACTTGAGTTTGTACAAAGATACGCAAAAAAAAAGAGGCCGTTAATTTTGACCTCTTCTTACATATACAATAATGTTTATTTATTTTTAAGCAGTCCTTTTAAGTGCTTATAAACTTCAACACCTTCATCGCTTACAAAAAAAGATGATGCCATATACACTGGATCTTCTCCATAAGGAACATTCATCAGTTTCTTTTTGTTAGATGGAGTGTTAAACCAAATCTCTTTGTCTTTGTTGCGTAGCGTCAAAAGATTAACATCAAAGAATCCTTGAATTGTTGCGTTCATTTTCAATGAAGGGTCTTTAAGTATTCTTAAAAAATCTTCAGGTTGTCGTTTTGCAAACCTTAGTATTTCTCTTTTTAGCTCTTGCAAACTATATCTTGCAGGGTCTTTCTGAAACAAAACTCTAGATATGTTTTCTACTTGGTCTACCTCTAGTTGTCTTGCCTCAATCAACGCATCTACCTCAGTTTCTATGATTTGATTTTCTTTAGCCGCTTCGGCCTCTTTATTTATTTCTACAAATATTCTACCATTACCTGGGTGAAACTCTAAAAACTTTTGTAAAACCTGGTTGGTTTTTGGAACAGATAGAAAACCATTTTCAAAAACTATAGGTTCTAAAATAGCGGTGTCGTCTTGTTCATCTTGAAAAGGACTGTTTTGATTACGAGCATAACGTAAAGGTCGGTTAATACCTGACTTTTCGTCAAACCATAATAAAGGGAATCTTTGTGTATGTCGGGATGCTAATATTAAAGATAACGGAGCGTTCTCTTTAGTTAGCTTATAAGCTTTCGCTTTGAATGTATTTTTCATTTAATTAGATTTAAAATTTAAAAATAAGAGAGGGAGACTTGCCCCCTCTCTCTACTTAACTACTATTCTTGGAATAAGAAGAAGTTGTTAGCACCTAATGTACAAACAGCTCTTTCTGACAAGAAGTTAACTTGCATATTATCCACATCAGTAGTAGCAGCGCCACCAGCTGATCCAGTAATCCAAGTTTTATATCTTCTATCTTCAGTCTCAGAAGCTCTGTATCTTACATGAAGGAATGGTCTCTTAGCATTTTTACCAAGGATTTGGTCGTAAACGCTAGTTGAACCAGCTGGAACAAGTAGGCCGTTAATTCTGCCTGAACCTGCACCTGTTGGTAAACCACCTCTCATTGTAGGATCGTTAAGATATTTCCAATCTGTTTTATAAAAGTCATAACCTCTTCTGAATCCAGAGAAACCTAAATTTAAAGCCATCTCTTCATCATTATCAAATAGACCATAAGAAGTACCATTTGCACCATAAGAATTTTGTGCAGCTAGCATATCATCAATGTCGAATGAAAATTGTCTGTCGACAAATATTACATTCTCTTCGATTGAACCTTGCTTATCTAGTCTACTGATAATAGAATCGAAATCAGCTAATGTAGTTGGGTTTCCACCGTCCCAGATATTTCCTCTTTGAGAAACTGAATAGAATATTCCATCCGAACCAGCTCCTTGAGCTCCAGCACCAGTGTTTAAACCGATTGCTGCAGTAGCACCTGAATTGACTTCAGCTGGAACTGCTTCTATCATTGCAGTTTCCAAGTAATCATCAAATCTTAGTCTTGTTTCATGCTCAGACTTTAGATACCATAGGTATCCAGTCGCACCATCTTCAGTTGTAACTTCAATCCAACCGATTTGGGCCATGTCTGATCCATTAACAGTGTAAGTATCTTTGATGATAATAGGCTTGTTTTCAAAGATAAAGTCGTTAGCTTCTAAAGAACCAGCCATTCCTGCTGTTCCTTTTTGAAACTCTGATCCATATATAAACACAGTAACGTCTGCGTTACCAACACCTGATCCAGCAGTTACAAGACCACCTGCTTCATAAAAAGCACAAGTGAATTGTCCTCTACCGCCAGCAGCATTGTTTACTGCAGTTACAACAGCTTTGTTAGATCCTGAACCATTATTTTGAACAACTACAATAGTTTGACCTATTCTAATTACCTGCTCTGCAGCAGTTGGATCTAAAGTGTCATTAACTTGGAAAGTAGCTGTATCCGCATTTAGAAGCGCAGCTGTTCCTACGTTTGTGTATTTAGTATGTAATCTACCTTGCTCTGCCCATTTGATAAGGTCAGAGTTAGTTGGCATTTCTGCCCCCACCATTCTTAAAAATGATGAGATAGTTCTATTTCCATAGCGCTCAAACTCTTTTTCATAAGTATCAGGTAGATACTGATTCAAAAAGTCAAAGTTAACTATGTAGTTTTGCGCAGTTGGAGTTCTTTCTGAACTCGGTGTCAACGCAAAAGTCGGGGTTGTTTTTACCTGTCCTGGCATAATTTTAATTTTTTAATATTTAACTTCTTTTTATACTCTTAATTCTTAGTCCTCGGCTTGAAGGCTGAGAAACTGATTTAACTTTAAACCCTCCTTTACTTAAAACTTCTGGTGCTTTACGCTCAGACATATCTATATTTTTAGTCTTTCGTATAACATCATCTGTTGCCGCTGATTTACCCTGCTCATAAAAGAACTTAGCAAACCTTTCGGGGTTCATAGCTACTGCCAAAGCTTTATGGTATCCTGTTGCGTCCTTTATATACCCTTTATCATCTAAAAATTTTTGTACAAAATTCATAGCTGTTTGTTGGGCTTTCTTCAACTCGGATGCGTTACCAGGAGAAAAAACTAGAGATTTATCGTCTACATCGAATTTAAAACCTTTAAAATCGTCGTTAAAAACTTCGTCAGTTTTTTTGACAAACCATTGAGATCTATATTCATTTTCCTGCTGTTGAGCTTTAGCATCTTCAAGAGACTGCCTGTAAGCTACATATTCTTCATCAACAGCGCCAGAACTTTCCCTTGACTCAAGGGGCTGCTTATACAGCTCTTGTTGATTTCTAAAGAATTTTTTTGCTTTAGCAATTTCTTTTTTCTTTGCAAGCTTTACTTTTTTAATTTCATTTGGCTCATCCACTTCTTCATCGTAGCGGAAATCATCCATCATCATATCTATATCTTCCGAATCTAAACCTTCTTCTGTTATAGAATAATATTCTCTTAGTAAAGCATCAGGATTTAAATCGGAAAAATCTCTTTGCAATTTTGCATAGTCATTTATTCCTCGTCCTGTTTCTTTTTTATACTTAAAGTATGCAGCAACATCTTTTGGTAATTCCTCTTCTTTTTCCCTTTCAGTTAAAAGCTCATCCATAGATGTAATCTGCTTACCGTATCTCTTATCAATATATGAAAGAACATCTTTGTCTTCGATTTCACGAGGTTGAGGCTCAGGAGTTTCTTCCTTAACTTCAACTTCTTGCTCGCTGACAACTTTTTTTTCAGTGGACTCTTCTTTTACTTCTGGTTCAGAAGTTGTTTCCTCCACTTTTATCTCTTCTGTAGAATTTTCAGTTGGTTGTTCTACTAGAGTTTGTTTTTCTT